TACTACGGTATTCCAGATTCACTTGCTGCCTCATTTTCAATTGTTGGCGATCAATTAGCAGCAAGATATAATGTGGATTATTTTGAGAACAAGGCTGTTCCACGATATATTGTTACCCTCAAGGGTGGAAAGCTATCTAATGAATCAGAGGACAAGCTATTTAGATTCTTGCAATCTGGATTAAGAGGCCAAAACCACAGAACACTATTCTTGCCGCTACCTGGAGATAGTCCAGACAATAAGGTTGAGTTTAAGATGGAGCCAGTCGAAAGCGGTATTCAAGATGGTTCATTTGACAAATATCGTAAAGCTAATCGTGAAGATATTCTTATGGCTCATCAGATGCCAATATCAAAGGTTGGTTCTGTCGGTGGAGCATCAATTGCATCTGCACTTGCAGCAGATAGAACATTCAAAGAGCAGGTTGCTAGACCAGCACAAAGAAACATAGAAAAGGTATTGAATAAGATTGTCAAGGAAAAAACTGACATGTTTATTCTTAAACTTGATGAACTTACTCTTACCGATGAGAATACTCAAAGTCAGATTGATGAAAGATACTTGAAGATGCAGGTTGTTGTGCCAAACGAGGTAAGACAAAGGCTTGGTATGACGCTTAGAGCAGACGGGCAAGATACCGTACAAATTGGACCACAGCAGCGAGCAGAAATGCTTGCTCAAACAAGGGGTACAAGGCAAAGAGATACACAAAGACAAAATAATGCTTCTGATTCACCAGGAACTGATACAGGAAGAAATCCTGGTGGAGAAGGAAGAGCAGCACCATAACAATTTAATAAAAAATACATATATAATAGGTATGATATGACTACTTTATCGAAGGCTTTTTGGTCCACAGAGGGCGACAGAATCAATTTTTCCATGCCCATCTCAAAGGTAGATAGAGAAAAGAGAATAATCTCTGGTTGGGCTACTCTTGAAATGCTTGACAAGCAAGGAGACATTGTTGGCATTGATGCATCAGTAAATGCATTCAAGAGATTCCGTGGCAATATCCGTGAGCAGCACACACCACTCGCTGTTGGCAAGATGATTTCATTCAAGCAAGATAAGTACTTTGACAAGGAAACTGGTCAGGCACATAATGGAATCTTTGTAGATGTTTATATTTCAAAGGGTGCAGAGGATACCTGGCATAAGATCAATGAAAAGATTCTTACAGGATTTTCAATTGGTGGAAGAATTAAAGAGGCAGAAGATATTTATGCAAAGGGCACAGATGGTCCAGCACGATTCATCAAGGATTATGAATTAGATGAGTTGTCAGTTGTAGATAATCCCGCATGTCCAGCAGCAGATATCGTATCAATTCAAAAGTTTGCAGGAAATGATATCGAAGAAAAGACGGTAGAAAAGAATTATCTAGAGAATGTTTTCTGGTGTTCAAAGAATGACATGATCATTTTAAGTGAGAATACCTCCACATCATGTCCAGAATGCAACAAGGAAATGGTAAGCGTTGGATTTGTTGAAAGCAATGATGTTAATAAATCTGATACAATTATGAGTCTTTTTGATACATTTAAGAAGAGTTCAGATGAACAATCTGATGATAGAGAAGCGATTGACGAACTAGCCAAGTCAATTGCTGAAAATAATGAGAAGGAGGGGATTAGCATGGCAGGACGCAGAAAAATTGTTGCTGCTGAAGAAGACATTGTTACAAAGTCTGAAGAAGTAATTGCAGAGGATGCAATTGTAGAAGAAGATGTTGAGGATGTTGAAGAAGCAACAGAAGAAGTCGTTGAAGAGCCTGCTGATGAACCAGCAGAAGAGTTAGTAGAAGAAGTCGTTGAGAAGTCTGATGCTAGCGAAGTTGTTGTAGAGGCTATCGAAGAATCCACAACTCCTACAAATATAAATGAAGACTTGGCAAAATCAGTTGATGAGATCAAGGCTTCTCTTGTAGAAATGTTTGGAGACTTGTCTACAACAATTAAGTCCCTACAGGCAGAAATTGCCAACCTTAACAAGTCAGTTGACACAGTAAATCAGGAAGTTGGCGTTGTAAAGGGAAGCATTAATGATGTAAAGGGCAATCTAAATGAGTTTGGACAGCGTATTGATGAAGTTGAGGCAGATACAGCAGTCCGTAAGTCTGGCGATCTTGGCGGGATCGTTCAGGAAATAAAGCTAAATAAGTCGATGTGGGGCGGTCGTTTCCTCAGTTCCGCTGACCTATATCGGTAATTAACCAGGAGGTGAAAAAAATGTCAGATGAGATTCTAGAAAAAGCAGCCGCAACAGGAGCAGTAGTATCTGGTGGAATTGGTGGTGTCACCAATCCAGCACTCTACGATCTTGGTGTAGTTGGCAGCACAACTGACGACGGCGGTATTCTCAGTCCTGAGCAATCTCGCCAGTTCATCGAATACATTTGGGAACAACAAGTTCTTGCACAGGATGGACGCAGAGTTACAATGCGTTCAAACGCAGCAGAACTTGAGAAGCTAAATGTTGGTGAGCGTGTCATTCGTGCAGCAAACCAGGCAGATGCAACATACACAAATGCAGCAGTTGCCTTCACAAAGGTCGAAATCACAACAAAGAAGATTAGACTAGATTGGGAGGTTTCAACTGAAGCCCTTGAGGATAACCTAGAGGGTGCAGCTTTGGAGGATCACCTAGTTCGTACAATGACTCGTGCATTTGCTAACGACCTAGAGGATCTTGCTATCAATGGTACTGGTGCAGGAACAAACTCATTCCTTAACATCATGCAGGGCTTCAAGGCCAAGGAAGCTGCTGGAAATCAGGCAGCAGCCGTAACTTCCAGTGGTTCAGCATGGACTGTACAGGATTTGCAGGATATTGTTCTTGCTATGCCACGTAAGTATCGCGGCTCCCGTTCTGCAATGAAGTTCTATGCAGGTAGCCCAACTGTTTCAAGTCTTTTGAACCAGCTAGCTCAAACAGGAAACTTCAATTCTGAAAGAATCGTTGAGAGAATCGTTGATGGAACAGTTCCTCAGGTTGTTGGTGCTCCACTACAGTACCGCGTACTTGGACTACCAATCGTTGAGGTTCCTTACCTTCCAGACGATTATGTTTCTCTAACATTCCCTGAGAACCGCATTTGGGGCTTCCAGAGAGATGTTACTGTTCATCGTGAGTTCAAGCCAAAGAAGGATACTGTAGAGTATACCGTCTTTGTCCGTTTCGGTGTTCAGATCGAAGAAACAGGCGCAGTTGCATACGGCTCAAAGCCATAATAACTAAATAATGTTGTGAGGGGGGCTACGGCCCCCCTCCTGCATTTGTAATGATATAATTAAAGATATGTCAGATATGGTCGCTGTTTTTGCAGAAAATGGACTCTTTTATAAAGGTTTGACAACGTTACAAAAGGGGTACAACATAATAAAGTCTGATGAAGCAGAGACTTGGATGAATATAACAAATAAAGTACGTCTAGCAACTCCACAAGAAGTTGCTCAGGCATATGGAGTGTAAATGGAAATATTGAGACTTCCAGAGTCTACTTCAATTCAAGCATCTTTTAGTGTTCCACTTGCTAACACACTATATACTGCCTCATATACTGATTCAGTAACAGGAACAACATATTCTGCTTCAGCAACCTCATCTGGAAGCAATATCGTTACATTTACTCTTAATAATTATTATATGACCTATGCTGGACAACTTGAGTTTAATATATTTTATGGAACATCAAATGTGTATTCTGATATTGTAACTGTATTAAGACCATATTGTGATATTACATCAATAAAAAACGATCTTGGGATTACAATGGCAAAAGCAATTGAGTATGAGTCAACTGCTAGAGCTATTGTTGAATCGCAAGCTGGTCAATTTCAATTTGTAAGAAAAAATAAAGAAATTTCTGGTATGGGTCTTGACTTTTTGCCAATCAATGAAAGATTAGAGACTCTATATAAAATGTATGAAAATGGAGAACTTATTCATGACTCAAGTAACGCAAGCCTAAATCTTTATCAGATAAGCGTTGATAGATCATCAATTGTTCCTATAGATGAAATTCAAAACAAAGTAGAATATCAAAAAGTATGGAGAGATAGGTACCTTGATGTTTCATTTGCTAATGGATATGATTATCTAGTTAATGCAGACTTTGGTTATCGCTTTATTCCACAAGACATACAGAAAGCATGTAGACTTTTAGTAACTGATTTATCTCAAAATAATAATCAATATATTAATAAATATATTCAGGTATTCGATAATGTTGAGTTTCGTGTTGAATTTGCAAAAGAATTTGCTACGGGCACTGGAAATATGATTGTAGACAATATACTATCAAAGTATAAGAATAGAATAGTACCAGGAGTTATCTAATGTTTACTGGGATAAATAATCTTTTTTATCCAATGACCGCTGACATTTATTATGCAACTCAGACTCAAAACGACTTTGGAGAAGTAATAAAAACATGGACTAAGGACAGGTCTATAAAATGTTCTGGAATTAAGCAAAATCCAAATTCAAGAACTCCAAACTATGTTAATCCATCAACAAATCTTGAATATGATATTGTAATAAACTTAAGAACAAATGAAGATATTCAAATTTCTTCAAATAATACTTCCTATAGAGTAACAGACATATTAGTAAAAAATATTAAAGATGCGTCTGGAAACCTTGTATGGAAAGAAACTCAAGCGTTTGGAACAGTATTTGAGATACGAGCAATAGAACCAATGCTAGACATATATAGCAACATAATGGGATATAGAATTCATTGTGTTCGTACAGAAAGCCAGGACATATAATGCCAAGTGTAAAATTGCATGGGAAAAAAGCAATGAAAGTATTAAATAATCTTGTTCAATACAGTGATGGTTTTATTAAAGAATCAAAAGCACAAGAGTCAACAATCACCAAAAGATTGGCAAAAACAAGTGTAAGTGGATTCTATGAGTATCTTGATCAACTAGCTAGAGTTAATCCAGGAATGCTTCATCATGTATATGAATGGGGTAGGGCTGGAGATCCAAATTCAAGACTTTTTGAGCTAAAAACTTCATTATCAAAAAATAATGCAGTCATTACATCTGAATTTCTAACATCAGAAACTCCATCAAATACATCAAATGAGCCATTTTATGATAAGGCAAGAATTATGGAAGAAGGAATTCCAGTTATTATTCAAGAAGTTCAGGCACAAGCATTGTTCTTTGAAATAGACGGCATTGAATATTTTAGAACTGGGCCAATTATTATCGAAAATCCTGGTGGCCCAGAAGTTCGTGGATCTTTTGTGGCGCAATTTGAAGAATTTTACAATACTTATCTAGATGATGTATACTTGCAAGCAATAAGATTTTATCAGTACTTCATGGATGCAAAACCCTATGAACAAAATTTTAGTGGTGCAATGAACTCTGGAAATGCACATGCTATAGGAAGAAAGACGGCACTATCTTGGATAGAAAATATGCCAGTTGGTGATATATATGAGTGAATACCCTGAAGTAGCAATTAATAAATATGTATGGAAGCAATTTGAATTGGTAAAACCAGCGGTATATGCACAATATGGTGCAACAATCCCATTTTTCCCTGTCACAGATGTAAAGGCTGGAGACACTGCTTGGGGTACAAAACCATATGTCATCTATGATTCATTTATTCGTGCAAGATCTTCAAATAGATATTTTTATCCAATGAAGTCTGGTCAACTCATGTACTCAATAAAGGGTGGGCTTGCAGATATATTTGACTGGAGAGATTTTATATCTAATGTACTTGATAGAGAAGATGCCGCAGCACACGATGTAAATGAATTTGCTGGGACATTAAATAATAACAAGTACTTTTTTCATTGCTTAAATGTATCTCAGCTTAAATATCCTGGATCTTCAACAAAAGAAACAGGTATTGATAAGAAGTACGCTACAGATCTTATTGTTCGTTATGATTACCATTTAATAAATATTTATAACAATTCCTAAAATATAGCTATATAATGGTGATGAGGAAACAACCCCACGCCAAAAAAAATAATAATTCTTAAAGAGGTGAAACAAATGGCAATTTTAGGTGATGCCAAGAATATTATTGTTGGTGCAGCACAGGTTTTTATTGCTGACAGCCCACTAGAGTATTACAGCGGCAACGGCGCAACAGCAGAATATCGTTTCTCTGGTGGAGTAGCAAGCGGCATTCCAGCATTTTCAGCTAGCGCAAGGTACGCTGATACACTTCAGTCAGCATCTGCTACATGGACAAATGTTGGATACACCATGAATGGATTGGAGATTCAGTTCCAGCCAGACTTCGGTGAGGTTCAGGTTGATCAGTTGCTTGACGTTGCTCGCATGTTCAAGCAGGGTATGCAGGTAAATCTTGTTACAGCATTTGCTGAGGCTACTCTAGACAACTTGCTAACAGCAATTGCTGGAAATCAAGCAGATCTATCAACTAGTGCAACAATTGATAGAATGAGTATGCAGTCTGGAAATCTTGGTGAGGTTCCACTAGAGCGTGCCCTAATCGCAGTAGGACCAGGAACAGGAGATCCATCAGCAACTGGTGTAGCAGCAATTGAGCGTGTATATGCAGCACTTCGCGTTCTTTCAATCGAAAGCGTAACTATTAGTGCAAAGCGTGATGAGGCTTCAATGTTTGAAGTTACATTCCGTCTAATGCCTGCTTCTAATGGTTCATACGGCAAGATTGTTGATCGTGTAGTATCTGCTTCAGGCGCAGTCTGATATTTAAATATCAAAATAGTTT